TGATATTACTTACTTCCAGAAAAAATTATTTCGTTCATTGAATGTACCAGTATCTCGTCTGGAACAGGAAGCACAGTTTACACTAGGTCGTTCAACAGAAATCGGACGGGACGAAGTTAAGTTCCAGAAGTTTATTGACCGTCTACGTAAACGTTTCTCTGCATTGTTTACTGTAATACTCAAGAAACAACTCATACTGAAAGGTGTCATCACTGAACAGGATTGGGATGAGTGGAAGAGTTTTATCACAGTAGACTTCCAGAGAGACAACCACTTTACTGAGTTGAAAAATTCTGAACTGTTACAGAACAGACTACAGACTCTTGATCAAGTATCTCAGTATGTGGGTGAGTACTTCTCCCGTGAGTGGGCAATGAAGAACGTAATGATGATGTCTGATGAGGACATTGAAGAAATGAAACAACAAGTTGAAGGTGAAAATTCCACCGTAGACGAAGATGAGGAAGTATAATGAGTGAAGTAGAAGCAGTAGAAGCAGAAGTATCGGCAGTAGAGCAATTAATCAATCAGATCACTGATGGTGATTTGAATAATGCAGAGGGTTCGTTCCAGAGTCTTGTCCAAGACAAGATGGCAGACGCACTAGAAGCACAACGCATTGCGGTTGCACAGGCAATCTTCAATGACCAAGACGGTGATCTTGAAGATGATTCCGATATCTCGGACGAAGAGATTGAGTTGGAAGATGGTGTTGAAGACGAGATCGTAGGAGACACCGAAGATAGTCTCCCCGAAGTAGAGGAAGAGGAAACCGATGATTAGTTTCAAGACATTCACAGAAGAATTTGATTTGATTCAAGTTCTAACTGATGAAGACATTGATGAAGCAATCACGGAATCTATTGTAATTCCAACTGACATCGCAGTGAAAATTCCTGGCGTAAAGGGTATGCTATATAAGAAAGCAGTCCGTCACTACCTTGATTGGAGAAAGAAGAATCCAAATAAAGGTACCGCAGGATTAGCAAAGATTGCTAGAGAAGTTGGAATAGACGCACACGAACTTAGTAGAGTTTTACACAAGTTGATAAAGCAGGGTAAGTTACCAAGTCATCTAGCAACTAATCCAAATATGCTAAAGGGTAAAAAACCAGTAGCAAAGATGTTAGCGAAAGGCGGGTTTTTACAGAAATAATTACTTTTGTAAATATTAATTTGTATAAATAATACTATGAAATCTTATAAACAACTTATTTCTGAATTAAAGTCAAAAGAACCCAAAGGTAAAGTTGTCTTAAATAAAAAAATAAATCGTATCCCCGTCAAGATAATTGAACTTGACAAGGGGAATTTGCCGTTTGTTGTATATATTGACGGTGATAAGTTAGATGAATTTAAATCACTGAAGGATGCAGAGAAGTCTGCTACCAAAGTAATCAAGGAACTAACATGAAACTTATTACTGAATTTAACGAAAACGAAACTCTACAGTGCATCGTAGAGAAGAAAGACAATGGCGAGAAGAAATATGTCATTGAAGGTGTTTTCGCACAGGCAGATAAGAAGAATCGTAACGGACGTGTCTACCCTAAAGCAATTATGCAAAGAGCGGTAGACAAGTACGTAACAGAACAAGTTGACAAGGGAAGAGCAGTAGGGGAACTAAACCACCCCGAAGGTCCTACCGTCAACTTGGATAAAGTTTCACATCTCATCACCTCTCTCAAGTTTGAGGGAAATGATGTGGTTGGAAAGGCACAAATATTGGATACTCCAATGGGTAAGATTGTTAAAGGTCTTCTTGAAGGTGGTGTACAATTAGGTGTGTCAACTCGTGGTATGGGTAGTCTTGTGAATCAAAATGGCGCGATGGTCGTTAAAGACGATTTTATTCTTAGTACGGTTGACATCGTACAAGACCCAAGTGCACCAGAAGCATTTGTTAATGGTATTATGGAAGGTGTTGACTGGGTCTGGAATAACGGTGTTTTGAAACCGCAAGTAATTGAAAAAATGGAGACTGAAATTAAAACTGCTCCGAATGCTGTCTTATATGAGACCAGTGTCCGAGAGTTCAAAAATTTCCTCTCGTTAATTAAATCTAGTATGTAAGGAGTCAATTATGACTGAAGAAACCAAAGTCGGAGTTGAACTTCACGATGAAGATATTAACGACATTGTGGAAGAAACTCTCGGAGAAAAGGCGGAAACCGCTCAACCTGTAAGTGAACCAGAAGCAATTGCATCTGTGGACAAAGCAGCGAAAGCAACAAAGAAATCTCCTGTTCCAAAAACAAAAGCGGGTATGATTAATGCAATGGCAGATAAATTGCACAGTATGAAGAAGGTAGACATTCAAGCTGCGTACTTTGCCAAAACAGAATCAGTAGATATGGATGAAGTTGACGCAATCGTGGAAACACAGATTGACACTGCTACTGAATTGGACGCATTAGTTGAGTCTGAAGCAACTCTCAGTGATGAGTTTAAAGCAAAAACCGCTATACTTTTTGAAACTGCTGTTAAATCTAAATTGTCAGAAGAAGTTGATCGTTTAGAAGCACAGTACAAGGAAGAATTGGCAGAAGAAGTATCTTCTACTAAGGCAGACCTTGTTGAGAAGGTAGACAGTTACCTGAACTATGTAGTTGAATCTTGGATGGAAGAAAATCAAGTTGCAATCCAGAACGGTCTCCGTACTGAAATTGCCGAGACTTTCATGGATAAGATGAAAGACCTGTTTACAGAGTCTTACATTGATGTTCCAGAATCTAAGGTAGACCTAGTTGATGAACTTGCTGAGTCTGTTGAAGAGTTAGAAACTAAACTCAACGAAAGCACTCAAAAAGTTATTGATACTACTGGTGAATTGGAAGCATACAAGCGTGATAGCATCATCCGTGAAGCATCTCGTGACCTTGCTGAAACCCAAGTAGTTAAACTGAAGTCACTCGTAGAAGACGTAGACTTTGAAGACGAAGATCAATTCGCTTCTAAAGTCAAGACCGTTGTAGAGTCGTACTTCACAAAAGAAATCGCAAGTAGCGAAGAAGTAGAACAAATTGTAGAAGATGCCGACAGTACTGTTGAAGTATCCTCTGTGATGGAAGGTTACCTCTCTGCTATTCGCAAAACAACACCTAAATATTAATCAAGGAAATTAAAATGCAATCTTACGATAGTTTAATGGAAAAGTGGGCACCAGTCCTGAACGAAGAGTCTGCCGGTAAAATCACCGACAATCACAGACGTTCTGTAACTGCCGCTATCCTAGAAAACCAAGAAAAAGCAATGATGGAGCAGTCTTCTGCTTCTCACGGTTTTATGACCGAAAATGCCGCTTCTGGCGCAAACAACACTGGTTCAGTAAACAACTTTGACCCAGTATTAATCTCACTAGTACGTAGAGCAATGCCTAACCTCATCGCTTATGACGTATGTGGTGTACAACCTATGAATGGTCCTACTGGTCTGATCTTCGCGATGAAGTCACGTTATCAGGGTGGTTCCACTTCTAACCGTGAAGCATTGTTCAACGAAGCAGAGACTCAGTTCTCTGGTGACAGTTCTGGTACTCACGATTCAGATAACGCTTCTGGTTGGAACGGTATTGACTCTGAAGGTGCTCGTCTGTCTTCACTTGCCGCTGGCGGAATGCCTACTGCTGATGCTGAAGCACTTGGTCGTACTGGTGGTTCTTCTTTCAACGAGATGGGTTTCACCATTGAACGTCAGACTGTTACTGCTAAGAGTCGTGCTCTTAAAGCAGAATACACTCTGGAACTTGCTCAAGACCTTAAAGCAATCCACGGTCTGGACGCAGAAACTGAGTTGGCAAACATTTTGTCTACTGAGATTCTTGCTGAAATCAACCGCGAAGTAATTCGTACTATCAACAGTCAAGCAAAGACTGGTGCTCAACAGGCAAACGTAACTGCCAAGGGTATCTTCAACATGTCTTCTGACACTGATGGTCGTTGGTCTGCTGAGAAGTTCAAAGGTCTTGGTGTACAGATTGATCGCGAATGTAACGTCATTGCTAAAGAAACTAGACGTGGTAAAGGTAACGTAGTAATCTGTTCTTCAGATGTTGCTACTGCACTTGCCGCTGCTGGCACTTTGGACTATGCACCTGCTATCTCTAACAACCTTCAGGTTGATGACACTGGCAACACTTTCGCAGGTCTTCTGAATGGTCGTATCCGTGTATACATTGATCCCTATGCCAACACTGACTATGTAACTGTTGGTTATAAGGGTCAGAACCCATATGACAGTGGTGTATTCTACTGCCCATATGTACCATTACAGATGGTTAAAGCAGTTGGTGAAGATGACTTCCAACCACGTATCGGGTTCAAGACTCGTTATGGTATGGCATCTAACCCATTTGTTGGTTCTACACCTTCTGACGGTCTTGCTACTGCTAAGACTAACCAGTACTACCGCATCTTCAAGGTGACTAACATCTTGACCTAAGATTAGGTATAAAAATAAGAGTAGGGTAACCTACCACTTTTTAAGGGAATCTTCGGAGTCC